TTTACCATCAAAGAGACCCACAGCTTCGTTAAAGTCTATATCATTTTTAAAATAAGCATCAAGGTCTCGCGGCTTTTTACCCATTAAAATATCTTTAAAGCACCCACCTGCTACATAGCCCTGCGTACCTGCTAGTAGTCCTTTGATAAAATGTAGCTGTGGGTAATTTCTGGCATCATCTGGAATAAATGTTTTTGCATATTCATTAGACTCATCAGCTGCCCAATCTTCAAAGCTATCATACCTGGACTTATCATTGTCATCTAATACCTTATCTAAATCTAACCAGTCTTCTGCCATATTATTTATCCCGTAAAGACACTGTTTGACCAAACAACTCAATATCAATTCCAATACTACGAATAGCATCAATAGCATGTTCATAACGAGCTAGGAATCCTTCTGGGTCTTCTTCACTACCCTTGTCATCTAGCATAACAATCTTATCACCAAAGCCTTGCTTCTTAATTTCGGCAATTAAGTTGTCTGAGTATTCTTTTCGGCTTGCTTCCCATTCCATATTTCGGAAACCATCGTCAACATAATTGGTAATAGGCGGGATGAATAAAATCAAATCCCAATCTTCATGCTTAATGGCGTTTTGATACATATCGTGCAAACTCTTATAATCTTTTTCTGGCAAATACATACGTGCATAAATTTCAGTTACCATAGCGTCTGTGTCACAAAATACAATACCTTGGTTGGCTGGACTATTAATTTCTGCTTGGTTTGCATCATATTGCCCTTGGAAAAAGTGACTATAGTCATCTACAGTCAACTCACCATCAGTTAGGTTGTACTTTTCTTCATAGTTGCGTGCATATTCAGTGCTAAATGGGGCATTAACAGACCGTGCAAGCCGTTTTACAAGTGTTGACTTGCCACCAGATGCAGGACCAGCTACAAGCACCTTCTTGGCAAAATGACGGCGATATACACGATTAATTAAGTTCCAGTAGCGCAAAGGGTCACTCCGAATCATAGTAGCTGAAATTGGATTCTTTGTTCGTGGGATGACTTGCTCTTTCCAGCTAGGAAGATATTCTTCCATCTTTTCTTTATAGTCAGGTTCTCCTGAGTAATTCGTGATAGTGGCTTCTGAGTAGTTAATAACTGCTTTCTTAACAATTGACTCCAACTTCTTAGCCCAAGGCGTCCAGCCATCAGGATAATGTGGAATATTATCTTCATTAAGCATGGCCACAACAACATTAGGCTCATCTGCAAAGGCTTCACGCAAGTAACGGAACCGGCGATACAATGGAAGCCCTACTTTATCACCCCGATCACCGGCATAACCACTTACCACTAAAACAACCCCATCATTTTCTGCTAATGCTTTATAAAGATTCTGGGTGTGAATAGCATGAAAGGGTGCAAATGTCCCAAAGTATACACCAATGCGTTTACCATTAATCCGGTTCTTTGTCATTAGTTCTTTCATTTTTCGTCTCTTACCTCTTCCTTTTTAAACATGTCATTATCTATTCCACACTGCTTTGAGTGGCTTTAATATCTTTCATGAGCTGTTCTCCTTTCAAAAAATGACCTTATAGTTAAGTTACCACAAGGTCATTCAAATGTCAATATTTAATTTTCTTTATACCAACAATATGCCCCATAAAAAGCGTTAACTAGCATAATAATTTGAAGTACAAACATACTCATGGCAGCCACGCCACCGGATACGAATTGAACATACCAGATATAGACATTAATTGCATCTAGTAAAATCCACACTACCCACTGGGACCTATAGCTAAATGTCATTAATACTTGCCCGGCAATTCCCAAGGGTAAAAGGGTGGCATCTAACCAGATTTGATTACCATTAACACTATGGCTAACATACACAATAATAAAGTAGCCGATAACAAGTCCAGCTGTTACTAATCCGCCAAGCCAAAGAGGAATCTTTTTACTTTCCGCCTTCTCCTCCTTGGCCACATTCATGGATCGGTACCATACATAGATACCCACAAACTGCATAACTGTATAAAAAACCTGTGAGAAAATATCACCAATTAACCTGTTATGTAAGCTAACAATCAGCCACGCAATACTGCCTACTGTTCCCCACATATAGTTAGTAAGCTTACCTTTATCAACAAGGATAAGACTCATCCCTGTTGCCACACTGGTAATGCCCCCTAGCCAACCTAGCCATGAATAGTCTTTGCCAAAATAAAATGATAGGATAGAGGCCCCCACCATAAAGGCCATTAAAATATATTCCTTACCATTAAATTCTGTTAGCTCCTTCCAGTTCCGCTTAGGAGAAAAAGCTTGTTTAACGCCTGTTATTAATTCTTGCATTATTAATTCCTCTCTTTTCTATCCTAGCTTTCTAAAACAATCTGGCACAGCCCATGGAATAAAGACGGCTTTTCCCTCAATAGGAATAAAAATTTTAATGTCCTTAAAATCTTGGTAGTGTTTAATTTGTCCAACGGTTCCTTTACTAATCGTAGACATGTGTCCTAAATCGTTGTAGGGAGCAATGCTGGCTTTATAATCCTCTGTAAGTTCGCATAGGCCGTCTTCAGGGTCGTTTAGCTTAATCAGTTTATCAAGGTACCAACGAGCTTTCTCTAGGTCCTCCTTACGCTTGCCCTTATAAGGAAAACGAGATAAATACTTAATAACAGTTCCAAGCATAAAGGACTCATCTCCTGAGATTCCCTCCATATTTGCAAACATGTTAATAACATCTATTGCTTCAATTGGTTTACCGTTCAATTTAAGTCCCTTATTGTAATGATCTGGATGATTCACCATTTCTGCCATTAATTACACATCTCCTTCAGTGAGTTACTTCCCAGTAATAAAAATAGTGTCTTTAGGTAACTCATATTCTTCTGCAAAATCACTATCAATACTAACTTGTAACTCTAAATCATAGCTAGGAATTATCAAAGCACTGCATAATGGCTCATTATAAATAGCAACTTCCTGATCACCATCAAAATTTTGCAACAGCTTAATTAAGTCTTTAGCCTTCATTTATAACTACCTCTTAAATAAACAAGTGAATTGCATACATCATAAACCAGCAGAATAAAGCGCTACTAGTACCATTCATTATCTGGTACCAAGTAATATCTTTATCACCTATATCCCTTGGTTTCATAATTAAATAGTTAAACCAGATAGAAATACCCATAGTTACAATTAAACGTAACTTAGGTAAGCTAAATGTAGGTACAATAAAGGTATTCCAACCATACATAATTACGGCAGCGTCTAATAGTAAGATAGGAATAACCAATATAATACTCCATAGGCCACTTACCTTTGCTTTCTTAAGATCTAAGTCTTTTAAATCAATTCGTAACATTATTTCCCTCCTATAAGATGTCTCCATCTACTAGAAGCATTATGGGTGCCTTAGCGTCCAAATCTTCTTTAACCTCTTCATAGGTGAGACTATCCCCGTCTTCTGTTTTTGCAGAAGAAATACGATACAGTGCTTCTTCCCGGCTTAGCTCTTTAAATTGTTCGGGGTCATCATTATCCCCATACATTTCACGGTACAGTTTAAGAGCTTCCTTATTGTTGTTAGCAACGATTAAGCTATAGAAAGGTTCTTCTGTTCCGTAATATTTCATTTTTCTTCCTCCAATTTCATGATTTCTCCTGTCCCCTCAACGCGCCAGACACCTAGCACCCATGCACGGGCGAAAGTGTCAACGCTATCTTTGACGTCACTGAACCAGAACCAATCTTGCACGCTTTCCCATTGAGTGCCATCCAATAAAAATGACGTACCCTCATCAAGCGCCTGAACCAAATCTCCACGATCATGCTTACGCATTATCAGGTATTTCCCAATTAATTCTGGAATCACCGGCAGATCATCTGGCAAGGCAGCGTCATAACGCTGTCTAAGCTCATCTGCAAATTTTGGACCATCTGGAGCAGAAGTCTCAATGTTGAATGCCGCGTCCTCGAACACGTCCTGCTTCGTCTCATTGCTCGTCATAGCCAGTTACCTCCCCAGTTTCCTTAACTACCCATAGTCCACGACTCCATGCCTCTGCAAATAGAGTCTCATTATCATTTATCCATTTGCTAACCTTACTTGATGGCAAAGCATCCTGATTTGCCCAAGCTAACTCATCAAGCAAGCTATTCTTGCCATATCCATCCTTAATTTCCTTAGACACACATTCTAGGATAGTTGGCAGATCATCTGGCAAGGCGACATCATATTCATCAAGATCATTTGGCTCATCATCACGGTAGTATGGGCTTCCGGTTTCGTTGGTATATGCGTCAGAAACCTCGGAGTAACCTTCTGCCAATTTCTCAAACACTTCCCGCTTCATCTCATTGCTCATCGTCAGTCACCTCTTCACGATTCAGTTGCTGCGCCCATTCAGGAGCCTCATTAAGCTCTTCATCAGTGAATCCCTGATGCATTCCTAACATTATTCGGGAAGCAAACCATTTCCCATCTTTCTTTGTCAGATACTGCTTAGCACCATCTGTTGTTACAAGGCCATCTAGCTCCACCAGATACTTCTTCTCCCTTGCCACAGTGTAGCCGTTGATGTAAGCATTCATCAGTAACTCTTCTAAGCCATTAGAATTATCACAATGGTCAGTAATATACTTTGCTGGCCACGCAGCATCATGTGCCTCCTTAATGACTTTGGCTTGTTCCTTGGTTAGCACTACCTTTTTAGGCTCCTCAACAATAGCAATGGCCTGTCCATTAAAACGATCAGCATAAAACTTTGCCTGGGCTTTCTTAGCAAAGAATGTAGCATAATCTAGATTTTCAATCCAATTGCCAAATAAGTTTAAGTACTTTCCTTCGGAACTCTTTACTGCATAAATTTCTTTGTTACTCATGTTAATTCTCTCCTTCTTTGTTACCTAACAGGGTATCATGTAACCTTGTAAAGGTCAAGAGCTAATTATTCTTACTTTCTAGTAGCTTAGCTAAGCATTCCTTATACGCTTTTCCATACTTACTAATAAACTTTCCTGCGTCTGCCTTAGACATCGACCAAACTTCATCTGCTGATGGCAACTGGTGATCCCCACCAATAACTTCATCATAATCTGCCAAAGCCTGCCTAATTGTTAGCATAAATCGTAATTGCTTATCTGTTGCTTTTTCCATCTTAATTTCCACCTTTCACTTCTACTACATGCGCTTCCCTATAAAACTTAGTAATCATCTGCTTGTCCTGTCTACTAAAAGGCGTAATTATCTTAGCCATATGCCGAACAGAGAAGTACTCGCCACTAAGATTTATTGCGATAATGCCACCCAGTGAAACAAGATTACCATTGGGCTGCTTATAAAGATTGCCAGTACCTATAACTTGTCTCTTATTTGCTGCACGAAATTGCTCATAAGAAAAGGCAACTTCATAACTTTTTTCATTATTAATATCATGAAAGCTAGTAGTTCCATCTGGTTCTTTGTCAACCAATAGCTTTAGTGTAATACTATCAAGATTGCCTTTTTTAAAATGAAAAATAGGATCTTCAATATATCTAATCAGATATAATCCATCCTTTAAAGGCATTACTTTGCCAATAAACAGAGTAGTTGGCTCGCTTATGCCTACTTGGAAGTATTTTTTAATAACTTTCACATTAATCCCCCAAGTTAAACCCTATATTTTTGTGGTTAATAGTTACTTTAACCGAGTAGTTGCTTGCACTAGCTCTTAACTTTAGATTACCATTAGCCTTAATCTTAGCTAGGGCAAGCTTAATAATATCCTTGTCCTGCTTCCAAAAATCAATTGGGTTGTAATGCTTATTGAAACTAATCAATGATAAACAGTTGTCAGTAGTTGTATTATAGTCAACAGCTAAAATCATTTTATCCTCGCCAGATCCCATAGTAAAACCCATTTCAAAAAGCTTGACTAGTTCTTCTTTTCTCATTTACGCACTCTTGCCTCAATTCCTTCGCGCCGTAATGCATTTTCAACAGCCACAACTCCTACACCATCGGGTACAAACACTTTATACTGATTAAGCTCAACTTTAGGCTGCATACTTGCGATTTCCTTATTAACAATATCTTCCCGCACCTTATTAACTAGGTTAACACCAACAGGCGTCAAAACTTCACTTAACTGTTTGTCATAAGCACGAGCAAAATCAACCACCTGGACCTTGTCAATATCTAGAAATTTATCTGCCGAATAAGTAACACTAATAGCACCCTTTCGACTACTATCAAAGCTGCCATCGACCCCGTCCTTGTAAATCACTAAATCCTTACCATAGGTTACCCAATTGTAACCCCCAAGTTTTCCTTGCATTATAGGTCTCCCTTTCAAAATTTAAGGCATTAAAAAAGCCCTATGCTTATAGTAGCACAGGGTTACACTCATGTCAATTATAAGAGTACAAATATTTTATTTTGATAATCTTCTACTGCTACTTGGTGGTAGTCAGCATTTACATCTGCTACTGGCTCTAACACGTTAGCAAGTTGGGTTGTCGTGCTGTTGATAATGGTTGGATCGGGAATTGCAACAAGACTGTAAATAGTTGTATCACCCTGCATCGTGTAATAAACAACTTTATTTGCATCTGTATAAACCCCTGAAACAACTGCAACCTTTACCCCTTGACTATTATATCTAACAATATCGCCTACATGTAAAAGCACATTCCCGTAAAGGTTCTCATCATAAGTATAACAGTCATACAGAGAGAACGCATTAACTGGGACTGGAAACCTTAGCCAAGCAGATGTGCTGTTAGGTGCCTTATAAGAGATTTCTGTTACTGGTGTATTCATAGATAGGTTTAGTCTTGTAAAAACATCTGCTCCAGTGCTTTCTTCATAACCTGTTAAAACAAGATAGGTACCATTTAGTAGCTCTGTAAAGGCTTGGCTTAAGGTCAGCTTAGCTTGAGTTACAGGAGTAAGCTTATCTATTGTAAGGTCTGTTTTAAGTAGTGCATACTTCATATCTTTACCCCATTTTCCTTAAGAATTTGAACAACAAGCTTATTCTGTGGTGTAACTTCCATCTGCTTTAACTGATCCTTCTCAACTTTATCCATGTAATCAATCGCTTCTTGCTGTTTTTCTTCTGGTACAAATTTAAGAACAGCCTGAGTTAAAGCTGTGTACTTAGCTTGGGAATAAAGTTGTAGCTCTCTTAGCCCTTGAACACCTAGTCCCTTATTAGCACCACCATCAAGCTTATTTTTAACATTAATGGCTGCAATAGCGTCTTTCCAAGGTATATCATCAGGATCTGCTGATAATAGTCCATTAAACTTCTTAGATATTAAGGTATCTAAGAACTGAATATCACTAACATATACTGGAGTGGTTACAACATTCTCAATTTCCTCATGTTTTTCTTCTTTTTTCTTTATACGCTCTAATGCATTTTTTGTTTCACCATCAATTGATTTTCTTAGATCTGTACCCTTTATGCTTGATTCAGTCCTTGCTTTAGCATAACGGGAGATAGTGGGAGCAGATACTGAAACCCCATAATTGTCTGCTATCTTAATAATATCTGTGTATGGCACCTTATTATCAAGGGCGGCATCTATCTTACTTCTAAGAAGTGCATTATCATATATTTCAAGAAGAACGCTCTTCTTTTTCTGTACCCGTTTCATTCTCTTTGCCAAACTCTAACACCCTCGCTATGCCCTATATAAAGGGTTTTTTAACTTCATATACTAATATAGACGTTCAATTCTAACGTGAAATCCTATTTATGCCAATAAGTTGGGCTATTTAGTGGCATAAATTTAAGATAATCGTCTTTTTAAATAACGTTTTCTAACTATTTTAGTATTCATTTAGGATTTAAAAGCTATATAAATAGCCTTTATGCTATACATAATATATTAAAACGTCTAAACATGTAGCTGAATATTGAATATTCCCTGCATATTTATCTTTATGAAATAATCTTTATTCTTAGACTTTTTAATGCTAGCACTCTTAATTTCATCCTTGTTAACTACAATAGTTCCTGTTGTTGTTGAGAAGGTGTAAGTATCATTATCCTCATGTCCAACAATGGTATTGGTGATTGGATATAGTGTTGCAGCATGACTTTTATCTTCATAAAGAATGGCTGTTATAGGAATACCTGTTAGGTTGCCATAGCAAAGTTCATGCAAGATACGCTTAGTTGCCCGCTTAGACAACTTCATACCTAGTATATCTGAGTAGAAACTAGTGGAGTCACTCGTATGTTCCTTGAACAAAAGCTTTAATGTAACTTCTAAGCCATTCTTAGATTCCACCAAAGAAACCTTTTTGAAGGTGACACCATTAAGCAAAAAGGTAGAATCATCAATATCAGGATCATCAAAATCAATAGATACCTGAAAAGGGTCATAGTGGTAAGATTCTACCTCAATTTGAATCTTATCCTTTAAGCTTTCTTCCTGCTTAATCTCTTTGCCAACGTTGTGTCCAAAGTTACTTGTCTCTAAATCCTTAGCAAATTGAGCCAGCTCTTCTACTTGCTGTCCAATAGGTCTAAAGCTAACAATAAAGCTTGTCTTATCCCCTAAGGATACTGAAAGAACTGGGTCTTCAATCATGGCTTCATCAATGTGGGGACTTATAACATTGACACCAACCAAGTCAAGCTTTTTATCTTGTGCTTTTAAAATGGTGTTTTTAATACTACTCATTACTTTTAATATCTCCTCTGCGGCTACGCTTCTTATTTCTCCGCCACTTTCGATCATTTATACGTTTACCAGAACGCCCGCTTGGTGCATCATACCGTTTTATGTGTTTACCTCTAGCTTCTTGTGCAAGCATATAAGCACTTTTAGGTGAGACCAAATGGTCGCTAAAGCTAATCCACATTTTGTATGAGTCTCCCATATCCAGCAACTTGATAGATAGCTTTCCAAGAACATCTCCCATGTACTTTACATAGTAAACTTCAGTTCTTGAGTAATCACTATACTTATCGTCCTTTGGCTGTAAGGCAATTAAAGACTCAGCACACTTCTCGTCCTCTGCAATAAGTTCCTTTGCAAGTACTAAACGCGCATTAATTTCTTCCTCAGTTAAGTTAGAGTACACATGTGTAAAGCGCAAATAGTAAAACCCCTTAGGGCGTGCCTTAGCCTCTTGATAATAGTTTCTATGTATCCCAAGAAGGCTCATGATTTCCACCTAAAGTTGTAGCATGAAAAGCTTCTATCTGGACTTAATAAACCTTCAATAACAAAGTCAATGAACAGCTCTGACCCTTCGTCTATACCCATATTATCTAGTATAAACTTGATCCGTTTTCGCTTATTACTGACTTTATACTTTACAACTTTTTTATGCTTAATTGATGAAACTAACTTGCACATGTCCCAAAGCTCAGCTGACCAAAGCATATCAAGTTCTACTTTAGAATCTTTTAAGGGGTTTTCTAGTGCTTTCTTAACAATCCCAGGTGATAGCATATCACCAATTTCTGTATAGCAGATACAGCCAACATGGGGAAAGTCTTCTAAAATATCCTCAACTTCTGTAAACTTGCTATCATGTATAAAAACATAGACTTGGTCACACACCTTACTGTAGCCTGCTAGTTGCCTTGTAAGGCGTGCTTTTGAGTCGTGTGCAGTCTTTATCTCAACCCCAATAAGTCCTCTTAAATGGCTAAATATTAGACAATCAGCAATCGTAGGTTTACTGCTTAAACCGTCAATCTCTTTTTCAAAAAGAACGGTTGTGTTATCATCCTTACTAGTGAACAGGTAAGGAGAATCAAGAATTAACTGTTTAACAGAATCAGCGTAAACTGTTTTCATCTAACCATTCCTTATAGGTTTCCATCAAATCCTCATTTGTATACTTAATATCCTCCCACTTAAAAGAGTCTAGGCAAATAAATACCCCTGTTTCTGTTCCTCTAACATATTCCTTTAAACTAGACTTATCTGGTGTACGATCCCAAAACCCTAGGCCATGGTGTCCTGTGAAGGTATCAACACCCATTTTTATATCTGCTACAAAAAGGGGCATCTCATACAGCCTCTTCTTAACAAGCTTTTTATTTTTGCTACCAAGTCTTTTACCAGCAAGCTTACCTAACAAAGTTTCCTCTGAGAAATGATATTGGGGTTTTTCATCCATAACAAACTTCTTATCCCAAAAATCTTTCCCTCCAACAGTCGTCTTCATTGGAGCATAAACAGCTATTTCTGGGTACTTATCTTTGTACTCAGCAATATAAACAGGCTCTTTATTAACTGTTAGCATACCCCTATGAGAATAATTACTGAATACTGGTATCTTTTTGTTCTGACTTTGCAACTTTAATCTTTTGTTGTCCATGTCGGATAAAAATCCCCCTAACAATAAGTGTTACAAGTGACTCAATAACTCTAATAAACAAGTAGCCAAAGAAACTAACAAGCCCTGATAGCCAAATGTTTAAACTAATAGGGGGAACAAATGGAATTGCTAGTAATCCCAAGGCCACAACAATAAAAATGCTAGTACCTAACATAATATAAGTTGATTGTCCATATGAACCTAATCCCATCTTAATTCTATTAATATCGTTTCTAACAGTTTCTTTTAACAACAATAACCAATCAACAATGGAAACTGTCAATAGGCAAAATAAAAGAATATTAAGCTTCATTTAGTGTACCCCTCAATGCTTCTGCTAAGGTGTAATCTTCTAAGTTATCCATAAAGAATGAGTAAGTATTTCCTACCTGTTCAAGATTATCAATCCCTAACGAATCCATAATATTAACCTCTGGTGACTTATGTACCACTACAAAGTTACCATTCTGTACAAATACAGCATTTTTATAGCCAAGTTTAGTGCTATCTATCTGACACCTTAAGGCGATTTCATGCATATACATATCTGCCTTTACAACAGAAACTTGAAGATCGCCTTTAGTAAACTGATAACGTCTTGCAAGCTTCTTGCTAACGTAATCTTCCTTATCTTCCTTAGCAACCTTAACACCCATGTCATCTAGATGACAACCATACTTGCTAAACTTTGCTTTAATAAGCTTTGGCTCAATTTCCTTGAAGCTAGTGTAGATTGCTTCATAGTTTTCATTAGGTAACAACACAAAGTCATTGTAGGCTTTGTAAATTGGTTCGTCACTAGTAGCAATTAAATTGTTAGCTTTAAGCAAATTATATAGTTGCAGCCAATTAGTTTCATGGTCGTCATAATGGCTTTCACTTGAGAAAGCCCCCTCATACTCATAGGTGGGAAGATAATGATAAGGTGGTAAAGAGGCGGCAGCGTTAACCGTGTCTGAACTCGTGGAAAAGTTTCCTACAACAAGAACTGGTGCGTAAGTCCCAGAAAGGACTTTTTCTAGTGGCGTCCCAGCCTTAAATATTTTACTGTTTGTGCTTGAATGCAAAGCTGACATAATCCCAATCGGGGTATCATCAGTATAAAGTGTCCACTGTGTCACGTAATGCCTCCCATGCTTGTCTTGTTAATTCTTCATCTAGGTATAAGTGAACCATCTTTCCCTCTAGCAAGGACTCAACTTTAAAACTAGATGCCAATATATCAATTAAGGTGCAAGAGTCTCCAATACCCTTTTCACTACTAGGCTTAAC